TTTTACGAATTTGTTTAAGCATATTGATAACTGATAATTTGTTTATATATTAATTAATAAAAATAATAAATATTAAAGTATATATTATATTATAAAAATATTATTTTTATTCTTAATTAAAAAATAAAATATTATTTTTTTATTTTTTATTTTTTATTTTTTTATATAAATAATTAAAATAATAATCTTATTAAAATAATAATCTTATTAAAATATAAATTAAATATATAAAATAGTATAATAAAAATACTTGGAAATATAAATTAATATTAATATTAATATTTGAAAAATATAAAAACATTAAAATATGAATACTATTTCTAAACCACAGAATAAAACAAATGATAAAAAAGATAATTTATTACAAACACTTGTAAATTTAGGAACTGTTCTTTTATTTTTTACAATAGTAGTAATTATTTACAAATTATTTATAAAAGTTGATTATAAAAATTTACGAGAAGGATTTGAAGTTAATAAAGATAAATTTGAAAATACTGTTAGTGAAACAAAAACAAATACTATTTACGAATCTTCATTAAAAAATATATATGGAGATAATAAAAGATTATTATGTAGTTTATTACCAAGTATAAATGAAAAATCAAATATTTGTAAAGTAGATAATGAACCTTATATTATATATAAATTTCCAGTTCATATTATAAAATTAATAGATGGTAGTATATTATCAGTATTCAATGATGGTAATATTTATCAAAAAGATACTATTAAATCTACATTATGGAAAGGTCCAATTAAAAATAGTATGCCTTTAGGAACTATACCTTTAAGAATGGTTACATTATCTACTGATTTAAAAACATTATTTGGTATTGGATATGATAATACATTATATGTTAAAGAACCAACTAAAGATATTAATCCAACTATAAATATATCTGGGGAATGGAAAAAAGTTCCTAATAATACTGATATTATTTACATATTATTTGATAATAAAACAAATTATTTAATTTCAATAGATATAGATGGTAAATTATTTACAAAAACATCACACGATATTACAGGTGATAATCAAGAATTAATTACTTTAATTGATAGACCTATTTTAAGAGCTTATTATGATTTAAATGGATATATGTTAATTATTGATAATAAATTTGATTTATATAAATTTTCAGATATTAATTGGAAAACATCTCAATTACAAACTAAAAGAGGAGCAAATCCAAACAAATTACAAGATATTTTATATGATAATGATGGTAAATTATATGGTCTTGTCTTTAATCAAAATAGTTTTATGCTTCAAATTATGAAGCAAAGTGCAGTTTATTATTTATCAGATTTTAAACCATTAGATATGATATTATCAAGTAAAAATGAATCTAATTTTATTATGTCAGAACAAGATATATTAAAAGCTAAACTTGGAAGTTTATATGATTATAAAAAATATAATATAGATGAAGATGAAACAGATAATGACCCTAATTTTGCTTACCAAAAACAACTTTTAGAAAGCAAGCGCGATTTAAGACAATTTTGTGCGAATAGAGGTTCAAATACACAAAATGTAAATTATGAAAATTATGAACTTTTAGCTGATGTTGAGAATAATAATAATAAAATTGGTAAATTAAAAAATGTTATAAAAAATTTAATGAAATATGAACCTGACAAAAAACAAATTCAAGAAAAATATGCTATTCTTAATAAATAAATTTAATATAATTTTTTTAATATAATTTTTTTAATATAATTTTTTTAATATAATTTTTTTAATATAATTTTTTTAATATAATTTTTTTAATATAATTTTTTAATTTTTTATATTATTAAATAATAGATAATAAAAACATATAATAAATAATTATATTAATATATATATAATACTATATAAAAATATAATATAATTAAAAATGTTAGCTGATTTAAAACCTATATTTGGTAAAGTATTAGTAATATTAATAATAGTTTTAGCATATTATTTAATAACGAAATATAATAATGAAACGCGTAATGAAATTAATAGTACATTTGAATCATTTGAAAATAATATAAATAAAAATAAAACAAATTATATAAAATTAAAAGAAACATATATTGAACCAAAAGATACGTCATTAGATTTATTATATACTAATTATTCTGGTGAAGAATTAAATAAAGATACTTGGGAAGATAAAACATTAGATCAATGTGTCGATACTTGTAATAAAATGAATAATTGTGTTGGTTTTAGTCGTGATAGTGTATTAGATACAGAACCATCTAAATGTTATCCAAGAACAATTATTGATAAATGTCATAGCAATAGAAAAGGTAATTATAAACAAATGAGTAATGCTCTTAAATATAATTCATATATTAAATCAGATACTACTGATATTATCAATAAATGTATTGGTGATACAGAATTAACTTTAAATCGTAATATTCATATCAAATCATATTTAATGCCAAATACATATATTGGAAATATTGGAGATGGTCGTGTAACTATGGTTGATATTAAAACAAGTAATTTTAAAAAAAATTGTAATTTTAGATTAGAAAAAGGTAAAGAAGGTGTTGGTTCTGTTTCTTTTTTACATATAGATACAAATAAATATTTATATAGAGATAATAATAATGAACTTATTTTTAAAAGTATAAATAATACAAAAACAGAAGATAGACAAAGAGTTAGTTTTAATATTATAGATGGATTATCAAATGGTATTATATTAAAAGCTATACCAATAGATGGTGAAACTATTGATAAATATATAATGATAGATGAACCATATTTAACTATTTCTACTATAAATGAGGATAATATTACTAAAAAAAATAAATTTACTAAACAATCAACTTTTTATATTGTTGATAATATTATTAATACTCAAATCATTGATAATAAAAATAAAATTAAAAATACTAATACTAATATGAATAAAAATACTAACAAAAAAACTAATACCGATAAACAAAATAACACTATAAATGAAGGATTCGAAAATAAACTTGAAAATAGTAATAATATAGATTTTTATAATAAATTATTTAATCCAAGTGAAAACATTAATTTATCAAACTATTTAGAAGATAATTATTCACAATCTGAATATAATTCTAATATTACAACAATTAATAAAAAAATAAATTCAACTATGTTAAATAAAACATTATCAAATTCAATTTCAAAAAATGAAGAAGAATATAAATCTATTAATGATTTAAATAAAGAAATAGAAAAAGAAATCAATAATCAAAATATAAATGTAAATGCTAAAAATGATACAATTATTAATAATTTAGATAAAATGAAAATTAAAGATTTGGCCAATGATTATTTTTTTTTAAAAACTATATCTTTGAATAAATAAAAAATAAATAAAAAATAAATAAAAAATAAATTATATAATTATTCATTATAAAATATAAATATAATATAATAATATATAAAATAAATTTATAAATTTATAAAATGTTTATTAATGATGGTAAAAGTTTATTTGGAAATAAAGGATTAATATGCTCTTTAATCATAATATTAATTTTATTATATTTTAGTTATACTAAATGTCTTAATAAAATGAATTATATTAATAATACTAATACTAATACTAATGATACTAATAATGATACTAATAATTATAATACTATTATTGAACCATTTTTTGAAAATGATAATAGTGACGATGAATCTTACTTACCTAAACCTGAAAATGTACGTATTAAAATTGAAGGTAATAATATAATAGTTAAATTTACAATGTCAAAAATAATGGGTATAAAAACACCATCTAAATTTATTTTAGTATTAGCACAATATGATAATAATAAAAAAAATACTGGTAATAATAAATTTTATTTAAGTAATGAATATGAATTAGATTCATCTGTAACAATAGACGAAACTACTTATCAAACAAATATATGTACTTTATTTGGCGGAGAACCTAAATGTTCATATAAATTTAGTAATTTAAATATTGCTGATGAAAATGGTAATTTATTTTATTACAAACTTGGTATTTCTGCTATGTATAAACATACAAATACAACATTTGTAATGCCATATAATGTAAATACACAAGATAAATTATTTACTTTAAATTCATCCACAGAAACCCAAAATCAACAATATACAGATTTTTTAAAATATCAAGAAAATTTAAATAAAAAAAATACTAATATACTAAAAAATAGTTCTATGATTTCTACAGCAGATGGTCAATATGAACTTATTAAATCACAATTAGGTGATTATCCTGATAATTTATTATTAGATGAACAAACTATCAATCAAAAATCTCTTAGTGATTTAGTTGATAAAAATATGTCTAATGGTATTTTAAATATTAATGTAAAAATGGATTCTAATGATTTAAACACTATATAATTTAATTCATATTTTATTTTTTTATAATTTTTTATTAATTTTATATAATTTATAATAATTACAAAAATAAAAATTTAAAATATAATAATATAATAAGATTGTCTTATTTATTGTTTAATATAATAAATATTATATTATAAAATATTTATAATAAAAATGTTTATTGATTATATATATTTATCTTTAATAATAATTATATTATTTTTTATTATATTTCTAATTTATTTAAGTTATGAATATAGAAATATAGAATGTTTTAATGTTCCTATTATTAATTCTTTATCAGGTATAAAAAGTAATATATTAGATACTAATAATTTAAGTTTAGATTTTGATAGTGAATATAAAAATCTAAATAATGAAATTAATAATAGAAATATATCAAGAGATAATCTAAAAAATATAGAACTTTATAAAAAAACACAGAAAAATTTTTTAGATTCAGAAAAATTAAAAGAATTAAATAAAACTATAAATACAACTGATATAAATAATAATTATCAATTTACAGATAAATTAATTAAAACTATTAAATCAAAATATAATGCTCAATATTTAAGCACATTTTCAAATGATATGAAAAAATATGGTATTTTAGCTAATGATAAATGTTTAACTGTAAATGGTTTATGTAAAGATGAATTTTGTTTATTAGAATGTCAAAATAATTTATATACAAGTGATAGCCAAAAATTTACTACAAAAAGAATTACTAATAATAAAGAAGCAGCTAATGAAATGAATGTTAATATTGATAGAATTAGTGAAAAAAATATATATCCTTATAATATTTTTAAATCCAGTGTAAATGATAATTGTCTTACGATATCTAATGATGGTGTTACTATAGAACGTTGTAATTTAAATAATATTAGACAACAATGGGAAATTTCACCTGATGAAAATTTATGTGTATTAGAATAAATTATATTTATTATAAACTATTCGTTCTACAATGAGGTTCTGGATAATCAACTAAATGACATACTGGATAATTATAAGGTTGTCTATAAATAGGATATTCATAAAAAACTAATGGTGTAATACCTTTATTGCCAGCACCACTTTTAATATTACCATATGGTAATTGTTGATAATTTACCCAATTTTCTTTTACAGGCTTACATTCAACAACAAAGATATTTATTAATAAAATAAATAGTATAAATGTAAATACAATTGTAATTTTATTTGATGAAAACATATTAATATTTTTTTTATTATTATTATTATTATTAGATAATAAATTTATGACTAATATAAAAGAAATTAATAAAAAAGAAATCACTAAAAAAGAAATCACTAAAAAAATTAATAAAGTATAAACTATAAAATCTAAATAATAATTTGGATATTATAGTTTATACTGTAATACCAAAGTGCATTTTACAATAATTACTTAATTTTAAACTATATTTGTAACTAATATAATCTGTTAGTTTGATAGATTTAAGTTTTGTAAAACATTTTTTAATATTATCCATATTACTAACATCCATAATAGAAATATCATTTCTATTTTTAGATTTTTTATCAAAATAATTATCTAATTTTGATTTAATTTCTGTAGTTGTTACACTATCAATATTTTTAAGCGTAAAATAATCTTTAACTAATTCATTATCAAAATTATAAGTCGGTAATAAAATTTTACAACCTTCTTTTCTTTCTGAATTTATTTTTGTTAAATTAGCTTTAAAATTTTCAATAGTTTTATATTCTTGAATAATTTTTAAATTTGAATTAAAAGTAGATTTATATAATCTACAATTAAAATCGGTTCCTGTTAAAAAAGCAATATCTATAAGTTCTTCAGTTGATACATTTAAAACTTCTAATAGTTTTTGCTTATTGTATAATTTAAATGTATCATTTATGTAATCTAAACTTTTCAATACATAAGGAATATCAAATAACAACATATCAAAATCTTCAGAATAAACATATTTTATTAAATTAGATTTTATAATTTCTGCCATTATCTGGTCACCTTCGTAATTATCAATATGTATATAAACACAATCTAAACTATCAAATAATTTTTTACATTCATTAATAACCCATAATGGAATATTACAAGCTTTTTTTCTTAATGTAGTTAGTTTATCACTCTTTTCGGAATCACTCTTTTCGGAATCACTCTTTTCGGAATCACTCTTTTCGGAATCACTCTTTTCAGTTTCAGTTTCAGTATCAATATCTTCTTTTAATATAGTTTTGATACTTAAGTTTGCTTTTTGTCGAATGTTTGTGTTTTTTTGACTTTTAACTAACTGTGTTATGCCATCAAATACAAAAACTGGTATAGTTTCATATTTTTTCATTTTTTCAATAAAATTTATCATTTGTAAATAAAACTCATATGGATTTTTAATGTTTTCACGCATCATACGATGTAATAAGCCTTGTGTATCTATTACAATAACCTCACCTTTTAAATCTTTTAAGCTACGAGTTTCACTTTTATAAAATCCATTAATTGAAGAATATCCACCTTTGACACCCATTTTTAAAAACTAATAACAGCTTAGTATATATAATATACTTATAACTATAACTATATTAAAAAATCAATTTTCATAATTTTTTTACAAAAAATATGTTTTTTAATAATACATCTTTAATATTATATTTTTATTATTTTTTTAATTTACCAATTTCGTATTTTTTAAACATTTTTATAGCATATGTGCTATGACCTATATTATTAAATAATTCTGTTGCATCTTTTCCAACACCTTTCATAATAATATCACCACCTGGATGTTTAGAAATCCAATTTGTAATATCTGCAACTTTATTATTAATTACTATCCACGCATCATTTTTTTTATTATGTTTTTTAACATCCTCTATTGTATATTCTTTTTTTTTTTTTATTTTTTCTATTTTTTCTTTTTTTTTTTTTTTTTTTTTTTTTTTTTTTTTTTCTTTTTTTTTTTTTTTTTTTTTTTTTTTTTTTTTTTTTTTTTTTTTTT